TGCTTGGATATTCCAAAATACAACACTTACAGTTGAAAACGTTGAAAACGCAAAACCTTTGGATGATTACAAAGAAGAAATACAAGGGTTATTTGACAAATACAAAATGACCGCATATAACAAATCTTTTGACCTTAGATTTTTAAATGCTGCTGGGTTTAAAATGAGTGATGTAAAGTGTCTTATGCAAACTGCCACACAATACTCAGAATACAAAGACAAGAACGGTAAAACCAAAAAACCATCAGTAGAAGAAATATATAACCAATTCTTTATGAAGGATGGTGAGATATATGTTGAAGAACATAGAGCTGGGGCCGATGCCAAAGACGAAGCTAAGATAATGTTACACATGGTTGGTTTAAAAGGTTCTAAACCTATGTTGACTGAAGATAAAAAGAAAGCAACATCAACCAAAACGTATAAACCGTTGGATGTTGATGATGTGATTATGTTTGGTAAAAACAAGGGTAAAACAGTTGGTGATATTATCAAAACAGCACCACATTATCTTAAATGGTGTGAGAAAGAAATACCCAACTTTTCGTTGACACCAAACGTTAAAAAATTATTATATAAAAAAGTTGCTAGTTAAAAAACTAATATGTACATTTGCACGATGAAAAAAGAAATAAGAACAATATTAAGAGAAGGCATTGAAAAAAATGTGTTGGGTATCGTGGTTTCAAGACCAACCCAAGAATTGATAGTTATGCGTGGAATACCAGGTTCTGGTAAATCAACAAAAGCCAAAGAACTAGCTGGACAAGGTAAAATACATTCAACAGATGATGTAATTGAAGCTGGTGGAAATTATAATGAATTTTTTGCTAAAATGATAGTTTTAAAAGATTTTACACCTTTAAGTAGAGTACACTCAACTAATTTAAAAAATGCTATTTCTTCTATGAAATCTGGTGTTACACCAGTAATTATTGATAATACAAACATAAAACAAAATGAGGCAAAAGCTTACGTTGTTGCAGCCTTGGAATTGGGTTATTCTGACAACAACATTAAATTTGTTGATATCGGAACTGCTGGGTTAGAAGCGGTTGAATTAGCTAAAAGAAATACTCATGGTGTACCTTTGGATAAAATAGAGATGATGATTGCTAGTCACACAGCACAAGGACCGTTGACGCTTAAAAGTGTTTTGGGTTCTAAAGACATGTATAAACAATCTGATGTGTTGTATTCAGCTGTAGTGTTAGATAACGGTTCCAGAGCCGCTTTGTTATCTAGAGTTGGTGAGTATATCCCAGAAGATTGGAAAGTCTTTGCACACCACATGACAATTGTGTTCGGCAAAGGTGTTCCAAACAAAGAAGACTTGGGTAAAGAGGTAACATTGTATGTTGAAGCGATAGGTCTTAGCGATATGGCCATGGCTGTAAGAGTTGAAGGTTATCCATCAGCCAACGCGATACCACACATTACAATTGCGATAAATCCAGACGGTGGTAAACCAGTGATGTCCAATGATATCACCAAATGGCAAAAAATTAAAAACTTTGCTATCAAAGGTGTTGTAACAGAAATCAAAAAGGGGTCGTAAGACTCCTTTTTTTATTTGCATATATTAAAAACATTTAGTATATTTGCAAAAACTTATTATATGAAAAACGCAGAAAGACGACTTCAACTTACGTCAAAATTTGTTCAAATGGGTAACGCCTTAGTTGAAGAAGGTAGATTAAAAGAAGACCTAATTATTGCCCAATTAGGGAGCATGGTTATTTTTTTAGGTGGGATTTGTTTTGATGATGAAGATGTTATGAAATTTGGTGATTTAGTTTCTATGTATTCAGCAAAAAAATTAGTTGAATCTATGGAAGAAAATAAAGACCCAGAACTTATGGCTATCAGAATAAAAGCTGATTCTGACACTTATGAAAACATTTTAGATGGAATCGATGGTTTGATTGATGATGCCAAGAATGGTAAATTAGACGATGAAGATTCTGATGAAGATTCTGATGAAGATGAGGATGATAAAAATTAATTAACACAAAATATTTGTGTGTTTAAAAATAAACACATATATTTGTACAAAAATTTATAAGTTATGTTACAAATACAAAAATACATAAGAGAACACGGTTTTGATGAAGCCGTAAGAATATTTCAATTAAAAACTCGTGAATACGAGAACAAAATTTTAGTTAAATATGACCAGCTTGTCTCTCCAACCCTTATGGCAAACATAGAGGTTCAAGAATGTAGAGGTCTTATCCTTGAAAAAGGTACGTGGAAAGTTATGTCGTTGGCTTTTACAAAATTTTTCAATTCTGAAGAAGGTAACGCGGCTAAAATAGACTGGGATACAGCACATGTATTAGAAAAACTAGATGGTACTATGATACAAGTTTATTGGGATTGGCATGCCAACAAATGGTTTGCCGCAACAACTGGTACAGCTGAAGGTGAGGGTGAAGTAAACAACAAAAATGGAACAACATTTAACGATTTGTTTTGGAATACGGTAAACAACAAATACACATTCAATGAATGTTTGTTGAACAAAGACTTTGTATATGTTTTTGAGTTGACAACACCATATAACATCGTTGTTAAACCACATGGTGAATCATCAGCAACATTGTTAACTGTGAGAAATAGAGAAACACTTGTTGAGTTATCTGGAAAAGCTTTAGAAATGGCTGCTGTATCGTTAGATATACCGCTAGTAAAATCATTCGATATCAACGCAAAGAATGTTGGTCATTTGTTAAAAACATTTGAAGGTATGCCATGGTCAGAAGAAGGTTATGTTGTACGTGACGGTAATGACAATCGTGTAAAAGTGAAAAACCCAGCTTATGTTGCGGTTCACCACTTGAAAGGTAAAACAGCTGAACACAACATCATAATTATCGTTAAATCTAACGAGATAGAAGAATTCGCTTCAACTTTCCCAGAAAGAAAAGATGAATTGTTAAAACTTAAAGAAAACTACGATAAATTAACTGTAAAGTTAAATGATGTGTGGGTTGAGTTAAGCGCTCGTAAACCAAAAAACATAACCAAAGAAGAAAAGAAAAGATATGCGATGAAGGTTTTTGAAGTATGTAACACTACTGAATTAAAACCATTCACTGGGTTATACTTTGGGTTAGCTGAAGGTAAAATCGCATCGGTTGAAGACTTCATGTTTAAATACGATGATAAATTATTATACAAAATGCTCTAATTATGGCAATAGATTTTAAAGAAAAAATTACAGAACTTAAATTGAAAGATAAAGCTGGATTAACTCCAGATGAGCTGGGTTATATTAAATCTATTGAAGATTTAATTGATAGTGAGATAGAAAAGAAACTATCAACTGATAGGTTGGAAGTGTGGATTGATAAGAATTATGTTTTATTCAATTACAATCCAGTAACCAAGAAACCATTTCCTAGTATGACAAATACTAGGAAATCGGTTTTAATTGGTGAACTATTAAGCAGATACGAAAAAGCCAATTGGAAAATAAATTGGCATGAAGATGATGGGCTAGATGGCAATATGTCAGGTGGTGATTATTTAATACTTAAAGGAATAAGATAATGAAAGAAAAAATGAAAGTTTAGAGTGGCATAAGTATTATGACAATTTTGCCAGACAACTACAACATAACAGTATTGATTTAGATGCTTTGTACTTGAACACACCTGAGGATGGAAAAAAATGTGGGAACATTTAGATTTTTTATTGAAAATAAATTTGGTGGAATCAAATTAAGTTATATATTTGCACTCTAAAACAAAAACATAAAAACCATGGCTGGAGAAATAATAGGTGAGTTAATAATGGGTGGTTTAGAATTGGGTGGTGAAATGGCTACCAGTGGAGGTAATAAAAAATCTGGTTGGGGCTGTTTAATGATTATAATTGCTTTAATAGCAATAGGTGTTGGTGTATACTTTATGGTCACCACAGAACCTACACCACCAACACGTGGTCTAGTAACCAAAAAACTACCTGATGATAAAATGGTTATCAAAACCAAAAAAGGTGAAGACGTTTATACAATAACACATGAGTTATACTTTAACAAAAAAGTAGGTGACTCAATAATCTTAAATAATTAATATGAGCGAAGATTGGAAAAACGATAGAGCAGAAGCTTCTATACATGAATTTGAAATGAGGAACATGGAAAAAGCCAAAGCTGAGTACCAAAAAAAACATCCTAAAATGACAATAAAACAAATCCTTGATGAAATTGCTGCAATTGGTGGTAAAAATGACAAGTTAAAAGCACTTGCCAAGTACAAAGACAATGAATTACTAAAAAGAGTAATCTATTTGGCTCATTCACCTAGAATCAAATTCTATATCAAACAGATTCCAGAATATAGTTGGATTAACAATGGTGGTGAAACTTTAGAGTGGGCGTTAGATGGGTTGAAACGTATTACTGATAGAACGATTACTGGTACTGATGCGTTAAATTGGCTTGTAGTTCTTTTAAGTGGTTTATCTAGTGATGATGATGCTTACGTTATTGAACGTATCATTGATAAAAATCTTAAAATTGGAATGGACTCTGGGATTAACAAGGTTATACCTAAATTGATTGAAGAAACACCTTATCAAGGTGCCAAATCATTCTCTGAGAAAGGTGCTCTTAAATTATTCGAGAAAGGCAAAGCGGTTATGTCCCAAGTGAAAGCTGATGGAACATATCGTAACGCAATCATTAGAAGCAGTGAAGTTGAATTGATTTCAAGACAAGGTGAAGTATCAACACTTACTGGTGCAAAGTTTTTAGAAGAACTATCTCAGTTTGACGATTGTGTACTTAACGGTGAGTTAACAATTGATGGTGTGAAAAGAACAATAGCTAACGGTATGGTAAACTCTATCATGGATATCTTCGAGAAAGCAGATGAAAGAGGTGAAGTTGAAACAGCTAAGAAAGTTGCAGCATTTGAAGAAAAACATGGTTTATTGAATGAAGCAATGGATAAAATGAGATTTACTGTTTGGGATATGATAAGCGTTGACGAGTATTTCGAATTCAAATCGGATACTGAATACCATGAGCGTTTTAATGACTTAAGAAAAAGACTTGAGTATCAAAGCCATGAACAAGTTGACCTAATTGAAACCAAGTTCATCAGAACATATGAGGAAGCTATGGAACACTTCATGGATACTCAAAAGAGAGGTCTAGAAGGAACCATAATCAAACAAGCTTCTGCTGGTTGGAAAGATGGTAAACCTACGTATCAAATCAAAGTAAAACTTGAGATGGATATGGACTTACGTATCGTTGGTTTTAACTATGGTACCAAAGGCACCAAGAATGAGAACGTAATATCAGTATTGCAATTGGAAAGTGAGTGTGGTAAATTGAAGACTGCACCTGGTGGAATGACAGAAGCTATGATGGCTGATATTACGGCTAGACAAGAAGAATTGTTGGGTACGGTTGTACAAATTAGATGTTGTGGTCTTTCAGAAACTGACAAAGGTTGGTCAACTCAACACCCATCAATCGTTGAATTAAGAACCGATAAAGATACATGTGATACACTTGAGTCTTGTATTGAGATTGAGAACATGGCTAAAACGCTTAAAGCAAAATAACAAAAAAATAACATATGAAATTTGGTTAATATAAATTTTATATGTATATTTGTATTCTAATAACAAAAAATTTAATTATTAAAAACAAAAAAAGAAGAAAAATTATGAAAAAATTATTTTATGTATTATTCGCATTTATCGCGTTAACAATTTCGGCACAAGCTCAAACAGATTCCACAAAAGTTAAAACAATCAAGTATATTTCGGTGGGTTTATCGATTAACCCAACAACAAACGATTCCTTTGAATATTCTTCATACCCTAGTGTTGAAGTTGGTATCACCCGTAACGATGTTTCTTATGGTGTTGTATTTGGTAGAGGTTCTTTAAAAGGTTTAGGTGAATCTCAAGACAATTTTACTAATTATTTCTACGAATTTAAAATGTCACCATCGGTTTCATTAGGGTTTGTTAACGCTAATTTAATTTTAGGTGTCGGAGGTTATATCAACGGTGGTGGTCAAAATACTGGTCCAGATGTTGATGTTGAGGATATAGACACCAATTCATCATTTATTGAATACGGTTTCGGTTTTTCAAAATCATACGGTAATTTATCTTACGGTCTGTCTTACAGTAACTGGGATGGTACGAACTACGTAACACCAAGTGTTAGTTTAGCGTTCTAAGCAAATAAACCATTTTATAAAAAACAAAAATGGGTGTCTAATAGCACCCATTTTTTCTAGTAAACAAAAATTAATATTATGAAAAAAATGGTTAAATATCCGTCTATTGAGCAGTTTAGAACAATTATCGCAACTGTCCTTAGACAATACAATTTCGCAGGTCTTGATGAGAATGGTGATGCAATTTACGACACCACAAAACCAAAACCAACGCTTACATTCAAAGGTACTGTGAAACTTCACGGAACCAATGCTGGTGTTTCATTCAAATATGGTTATGATAACACTAGCGAATATTGGGTACAATCTCGTGAGAACATTATTACACCAGAAAAAGACAACGCTGGTTTTGCTTTCTTTGTTGAATCACATAAAGAAGCGTTTAAAAAATTTGCTTCTCAAATTGATTCATTGGGTATGTTTGATGTTCGTGATAATATTGTTACGATATATGGTGAATGGGCTGGTGGTAACATTCAGAAGGGTGTTGGTATTTCAAACCTACCAAAATCATTCTTTATCTTTGGTGTTAAAGTAACTCCGATTACACAAACCGAAGAAGAAGCTAGACAAAAACCAGCTTATTGGATTCCTTCACATTATTTAAAAAGTCCTGATGATAACATTTACAATATCGAAGATTTCCAAACATGGGAAATGGATATTGATTTTAACATGCCACAGTTGGTTCAAAACAAATTGTCAGAACTTACTATTGCTGTTGAAGACGAATGTCCAGTTGCAAAAGCTTTTGGGTTCTCTGGAATTGGTGAAGGTATTGTATGGTCAACCAACCTTAAC